ATGACAGGAGGGGGTGGGTTTTTTAAGACCCCTCCCCCCGTATAAAGGAAAACACCATGGGCGTATTTAAATGGCTTATAAAGCCGTAAAAAGCACAAAATAGTGTTAAATCAATAATATTTTGTGTATATAGTGTTAATTAACGTTAATACTATAAACCATATTATTGTTATTAATTATAAAAGCGCACAAAATAGTAATGTTTTATGCATTTACTACTAAATCGTAGTCATCGTTTGATGTTACTTTCTTATACAAATTTGGGTGGAATGAAATTATTTCATCAATTGCTCTTTCTATTTCTTTATCGTTTTCATATTCACTTAAAGAATCAGAAGTCTTTGCTATTCTTGCTAAATAACCACAAGTGTTGTAATTATTAGTAACATCATACATATACCAATTGACAAAGTCATTCAAAGGATCATAAGGATTGTCAATAGTTGTTATTGCGCATTTCATTATTTAATTCCTTTCTGCATACAACTATACATGTAGCGCATCCACATATAGTGTTATTAGTAGTGATTACCAGTAATAGAAGTAATATAGTTACAACAATACTAATAATCACTACTACATAGTTAATAGCATAAGCTATGTATTACTTACTATACTTAACAATAGTAGATATAGAAGTATCTAAGCGCTTAGCTATTTCGGCATTTGTATAACCACTGTTCTTAAGTGACCTAATAAGACTCTGCTTTGCAGGATTAAGTTCTTTTGTAGCCCTGGGAGTTGCTCTTTTTCTAAGCTCGTCAGTGTCGGTATACTTAAGCATCTTAGTCAACTGCGAATCTGATATAGCCCCGCTTTGTATAGCTTCCCACTCTCGATCTGTTATATCGATAGGGGTACGCTGAGCACCGACCTTAATCCGAGCTTCTTTTAAAGCGCGATCAGATGCTTTCTTGAGTTCTTTTCGTTCGAGGTCTGGATTATCCCTCTTTATAGCATTAATGTAGTTACTGGCTATGATCTGAGCCTGCCTCTCTCGGGGCGAATTCTTCTCTGCCTCCCTAAGTTTGCTGTTAAGGCTATCCACCTCGGCCTTGTAAACGTTATTGGCAGTAGCGTTATACTTAAGTCTTCCAGTAGACAGCTGCTCGATCCTTGCCTGGTTGGCCATCCCCTTAAGATCGTTAGCAAACTTGGCATACCTCTCTTCGACCGGTCTACCAGATGAAAGAACCCTGGCATCATCAACCTCTGCCATCTGTGTACTCTTCTGTGTCCTGGTAATAGTCTTGCCAGTCTCCTGGTAAATATACTTACCGTTCTCGTCTTTAAGATACTCACCCTTGTTGTTAGGGTCCTTGACCTTCTTACGTTCAGGATAGGTGAGGTTGTCCGCAGTCTTGTAGATAAGCGCACCTTCAGGTCTGGTAGGGTCATACCATTCCTTACCCTTCTGGTTTACTCTTGGTGTACCCTGACGCTTTTCAACAGACTGTTCGCTCTTAGCTCTTGTGATAAGAGTGCTGGCACTTTCAGTATACCTACCATTCTCAACACGACCCTGATACTTACGTTTAAGAGCCGCAATGTCGTTATCCTTTTCAGATCGCTTGTAGTCAAGGTTATGCTTTTCGGCATCAATGACAACCATGCTATGCTTAACCGCTCTTACGATTTCATCTTCATGAGCACCCTTGATGGTCATATCTGCAATAAGATTAGTTATACTACCCATCTGTTTCTGGGTGTTAGTCATCTTCTTGTAAGGACCAGTAGCTGTACTAGGACCATACTCAAGCTTAGGATCAAAATCCTTAAGACCATCAAGCGGATGACTAGCGTTGATGTTAACCTTACTGCTGATAGGAACTACCATGACCGTATCACCATCAAAGTCAGCTCCTGACAGCTGAGCGGCCGCTTTAGCACTGATACCAACAGCATCCTTAGCACCTGTAGTAATAACCTTCTTGCCTTCAGCGTTCTTATTGTTAACCTTCAATATAGGTATTTCGAACGTTCCGGCATGAGGAAATCTTACAAGCGCAAGCCTTTCACCATTCTCAAAGTTAGGTGCAAATACCTCATTATCTTTGATGGTGGTCAAAGGTAAAATAACCTGATAACGCTGTCTAGGAAGAGATGCGGCCTTGAGATGCACAGCAGATGAATCGCAGTCGTTAGCAAACTCTCCAAGTAAATATCTTTTTATTACCGGGTTGTTGAGTTTTCTAATTTCATCAAACTCTTCCTTGCGTTCTGCGATGGTGAGTTTAAGCTGCTGATCAACAAGCTTCATTGGCTGCTTGGCAAGAAACTGTGCAGGCAACTTTTTAGCCCAGTCTTCCCAATCCCCTTCCTCTCTGGTCTTGTTGATGTACCTTAATTTCTCTTCACCATTTGCATCGATGTAATGAGACTGCCCGCCATGTTCTTTGATAAGAGCACCAAACGGATCGTTAGGATCTTTAGTCTTAATATTCTTAAGAACTGTATTATCCTTATCGCCAAGCATGGGTGTGCCCTTAGGCTTATTGGTGTTAAACACCAGGTCAACACCTTTTGGCATGTCACTACCATCAGAATACACAGCCATGCCCTTGATGTAATGAGTTCCATTTACAAGAATACGGACCTGTGCATAGTTGGAGTCAACACCATCTTCATTCTTGAGTGAAACATCATCTACGCCTCTACGAATCTCTACAACGCCATCCTTTGCTAATCCACCATCTTCTGCATATCTGATAGCAACACGCTTTGGATCAATACTGGCAGGATACTCAAATGCCTTCTTGATCTTCGCACCGTCATTGGTAAGCATTTCATCATAGTCTTTAACAGAAGCTATGTTGCCATCATAGATCTCTTTATGCTGAGTACCAGGAGGACAAAGGACCTTGAGGTTGGTCTGTTTTCCAGGATTGGTAACCTGGGCCAGTCCACCACCATATGTGGGATAGCCTTCAAGCTCAAGTCTGTACAAAGCTTCGTTAAGTTTTTCTCTTGAAATACCTAACTCTCTTTCAACGCCTGCTCCAACGTCGATCTTACCTTTCTCGTTAACCATCTTTTTGAGAAACTCAGCAGTGACCTTGGATTCATTCATACGATATTCAGACTTCTCATTAAGCAATGTACGAACAGAGCTGTCATTCTTGAAGCCCATTGTTTCTGCAATCTTGTTAAGAGAATATCCAGCGGCTCTCAATTCTTTAGCCTGTTTAACTTTGGCCGATCTCTCTTCCTCATTAGCCAGACTAAGCTGTACTCGATACTGAGATGTAGTAAGACCAAGATGATATGCTATGGCCGTATTGCCTGTATAAGTTTTACCGGTCTTTTCATCGACATAAACGATGTTCTTTTTACGAAGATCTTCTACACGTTCGAGGAAGTTATGATAACCGTGCTGATGTGGATTATCTCCGCTTCCGTAAGGATATCGCCCAGACCCTCGTCCAGGAGCACCATCCAGTATACTGACTCCTTCGTGATATAAGTCATCTTGAGCAAGTTGATTAAATATCATAGTTCTCCTCCGAACGCAATCGATTTATCATTTCGTCCGATGTGATAATGGTATCAACAATTCCGCTAATGTCGTCAGGATGAGGATTCATAACTAAAATATCATCTGACTGATAGATTCTCAGTTCATGCTTGATGTCGCTAGGTTTGTAGCCATACTCAAGACAAAACAGTGCATCATAGATCATAAGCTGTTCCATATGAGCGGGTGTCACTCCAGACTTATAATCATGGATACGCAACTGACCGTTTCTGTAGCAAATGGCGTCTGCAGTACCGAAACAGTTCTGAGAAAAATATAAAGGCTGTTCTTGACGCATTTTGTAACCGATAGCATCATTCACGTACATGTTCAATGTCTTATGAGACTTAGGCAGTTTCTGACCAAGCTTAATAGACATTGCCGCATAGGCATGAAGAGCTGTGCCTTTCTGTGCAGCCATGTAATTTGCATAGGCTTCAACAAGTTTCTCTGGAGAGTAGTTGATCCAGTGATACTTGCTTGGACTTAGAAAGGCATGGCGACCTTCAAGATTTGAATGCGTGTTCCAGTTCATTCAATACCTCCTCTTTGTTCTCTGGAAATATAAATCTTGAAAACGACATGTTATTCATAAGATTTACATAATACGGTTGATTGGGTCTCGGCTTAGCTTTGGCATCTTTTTTACACTCAAGGGTTGCCCATTTGTTCTTGTATAAAACAAGAAGATCTGGAATTCCCTGAATGTGCTTAGAGTCCAGCTTTGTTACAATGCATCCATCAAATCTCTCTACAAGTTCTTTTATCAAATTTGCCTGAAAAGAGTTTTCTCGTTTTCTGGGCATGCCATTCTCCTTTCTATTCCAGAAAACAAAACATAAATAAAAGGAAAAGAAAATGCAGTGTTTATTCTCTCTTTCCTCATAAAAGGACCTGTAAATGTTGCGTAAGAAAAAAAAAGAGTTTGTCAATGTTGCTCGACAAACTCTTTACAAAATATCAATTACAGCTGATCCTCAGTTGGATACAAGTCTGCATATTCTTCATCAGTGAAACCGTAATGGTCTAGGTCCATGCTGTAGCCGCAGTTAGGACAAACTAGAATGTCCTCGTCTTCAGTTTCGAATTCCATTTGCCCGTAACATTCTGGACAAATATAAACGCCAGTCTTAAAAGCCGTAATCATTTCTTCGTTGAACAAAACACAAATCTCCTTTCTCGTTTTTATTTTTATTATAAGACTAAAAGGAGATGTGGCAACCTTTATTTCCTCCTTTCATAAAAGAATTTGTTTTGTTCGCTGAAGACTGTAAAATATAAATGAAAATAGACCCTTAATTTCTGCATACAAAATTGGGCAGTTTGGACACTTTTTTTTCGCAAAAACTTTTATATATTTACTATTTTTCTTCGCGAAAAGTTATGAAAAAAAAGTGTACCAATTGCCCAATTTTGTATGCGAAAATTCAACATGCCCTAAAAATAGTCATTTTTTGGCCTTTTTTAGCCATTTTTTGGCCTTTTTTAGCCATTTTTCGATTTTTACCCCTTAATTTCTGCATACAAAATTGGGCAGTTTTCAAAATCCTAAACGGTCCAATGGACCAAAAAACGGTCCAAAAATCGAATTTTTGTATGCGAAAATTAGGGGGGTCATTTTTAATTTTGTATGCAAAAATTAAAGGCTGTTATAAAAAGTGCCCAATTTTGTATGCAAAAATTAACCACTATTTTTACAGTTTTGGTTACATTTATGGCCACCTTTTCTGGTAACAAATAACCGTCGCGAGTAAGAAATCGGCTATGGACATACCTTCTTCTTCAGCCTTTTTACGAATATAATCGTATTCATGCTGATTAACTCTAAACGTTACTACCTTATCTCTCTTCCCTATTCCCTTCCTGGGCCGACCAACTTTGCGAGTTAATCCCACTGTTCTCTACCTCCGTTCTCGTAATAGTACCTGGTCGTGATCATCATCTTTCTGGTGCAGATAAGAAACAGACCAAGCGGAATCAAAAACAATCCGATGGTAAGGTCACCAAACAGTAAGAAAAACACAAGTGTAAATATCAATTGAAACAGCCCAATACCCTTCTGCATCATGAAATATTTAGTACGTTCGCTCATAGTATTCCTCCATAAAAACAAAAGGAGACCCAGAACAATGTTCCAGATCTCCCACCATTAATTAGTTACTTTTATTGTTTGTTGCGTCCGTTAATATATGCCCGTATTCGCTTTATGACTTCAATAATAATCATCACAGCTATAACTTTTATTACTAACATCGGCAATGCTATAGCAAATGTTATAAGCAAAGTTACGCTAATTACCATAGTTAAAAACCCAAGCATATATTCACCTCCTTTCTTGATTTCTCATAAAGGAGGTTGTAAATCATGCGAAACGAGACTTAAAGGAAAACTTCTTATTACTCTTAGAAGTAGTCACATTCCACTCTCCGTCCTGGTAAGCGAAGGTCAGATCACCATCTTCGAAGTTTCTCAGGATATACTTAACACCGGCTTTCTCGAGCTTTTTACGGGTGTTACCACGACCGCCACGACTCTCTTTGTGATGGTAATTCCAGAACCACGCAATAGCACCGATAAATCTGGCCCAGTCAGTAGTCATAGCATTTCCATCACCATGCCAACCACACTTAGCAACGTCAGCCGCCATGATCCGCTTGTCCACACGCTTCATTACGACCTTATTACCGGGGTTACTAAGATCACCAGTAAGAAGGACTCTTCCTTTACCATCCAGAATGAACATGGTCACAATGGACTGGTTATTGACAAAGTGGTGGCTGTCCTTCTCAGAGAGCTCATATGCAGGAACCTGGTAACGGCAGAAGCAGTCAATATGTCCGATGGTGAAGTTCTTACCTGTAGTCAGATATGTAACCGGAATACCACGTTTCTTAGCCTTATTCTCCTGATTCTGAATGGCCTTGGCATAGCTACTCTGATACTTCTTGAGGCCCTCAATACCAGGCAGATACAGATGAAGAACCTTGAACTCTTTCAGAATATCGGTCAAATATCCATAATGATCACCATGAGCATGAGAGATCACAATAGCATCCAGGACTTTCACGCCAAGCTTCTTAAGTTTTTTGATGGTATCTGTATCGCTCTGACCGGTATCAACCAGGATAGCGTGCTTAATAGTCTTACCATCAGTATTGTATTCAATAAAGCACTCAGCATCACCGAACTTACTCTCACAGGATTCGGTGAACCAGATGCCGATGAACTTGATCAGAGGATGGCATTCATTAGCGCTATCCTCATCAGGTGCATTCTCAGAATCAGTAGGTTTCTGAATAGGCACAAACTTCTTACCATCGTCCCACTCAAGGATCTTGGCTTTCTCATAAGCCTTGTGTTCCTTTACCCTGGCCAGCAATTTCTCAGCCTTCTCACGATCCTGGAACGATCCAACACGAACCTTGTAAAGCAACTGCTCATGGCTGATAGCAGTCTTGAACCCTTTCTCTATAAGATCAGCACACACGTTTTCAGCATTCCTCTTCAGGACATATGCCCCAACCTGCACTCTATACCATTTCATAAATATTAACCTCTCTTTTCTTTGACAAGCACGTTAAATCCGGCAGTCCTGGCCCTTACAGCAATAGTGTTGGCCTCGCTGATGTCACCATAATATCCATCAATAACCCTATAATATCCGTCGAACCGATCGATCACTCCATCAAGCCCTTTGTTAAGGACTTCGTACAGCCTCTTCTTAGCATTGTTTTTGCTACCGAACGCGCCGAACTGCACATAATATCCAAGAGAAACCTTCTCCAGTTCCTTGGAATCGGAAGAGAACTTGGTATAGAACTCCTTACCTGCGTTAGTACGTGTGTTAAGAGCCTTTGTGATGCCAGCTTTGTCGTTTCTGACAACCACACCAGGACGTTCGTATTCTCTAAGAACAATATTTGACGCCTGCTTGATGCTCTGAGCATTCTTAAGAACCTTCATGACGTCCTTGTATGCCTGCAGTTCCTCCCACAAGAACTCCAACTGCATCTGCAGATCATCGATATGACGCATCTTCTTCTCAGCGAAATACAAAAGAGCCTGCTTCCGGGACCACCATGTCCACTGAGCAAGCCCGTATCCGGCACCATCATGAATGAAGTTCGTGTAAGATCCGTCGTCGATAGCCTTGGTATAACCTTTATCGGTCATTCCCAGTTTCCTTTCAAAGGAATTCTGAAGGTTGTTAGGTCTCAGAGAACTTTCGGCCCACAGGTTACCCATCAGACCGGCTACAGCATAGTCGTTAAGTCCATTCCCTTTCAGGAAATTCCAGATATAAAGAGCTCTTGCTTCTTCATTTGGAATTGCCACATTAGTGTTGGGCTTCTCATCTACCTTCTTCTCAATCGCATCAGATACAGAGCTGAGCATGGCAGTAACATCATCAGCAAGCTTACCCAACCTGTTGTACAGCCAGTCACCAGGGCAAGCCTTAGCCGCATACCATCTGTGAACCGTGATCAGCATCTCGTCATCCTTGGGCTTGTAGTTCAGAGTGGTATTTTTGTCGTTGAACCAAAGCAGCTTCTTTTTGCCGTACCTCTGACAAATATCAAAGCAGAGATCCACAAGAGAGTTCCATACATTCTGATTCATGGCGTAGGGGTGTCTGGTATCTGATGCACACTCAATGGTGATAGCCCTGTTGTCGTTCCAGGCAGAGCTGCTACACCATGATCGGTCTTCCTCATCGACATAACCGCCGATCTCCCCATCAGTGCCAATGCCATAGTTAGAGCTTGCCTGATATGAGGAGTTCTCGAAAAGTTCACCACATCTCTTAGCAGTCATCTGTCCCACCATGCAGTGAGGGGTGATGAAGTATACGAGATTAGTTCTGTTTTTGTGTCTGTTGGGTGACGGTACAAATACTGTTGCAAGTTTACTGAAGCTCATTTGATTCCTCCTGTGAAATATCAATACCAATAATGCGTGATTCTTTAAAAGCGGCTATACTATCGTGAATACGCTGCAGGGATGCCGCAATGTTTTTAAATTGCTTGGTCTGTTCTGCGAGATTGGCGTTAATAGTTTTCAACTGACCCCTGATTTCCTGCAAGCGAATCGATTCCTTACTTTCCATAAAACCTCCAAAAATAAAAAGAAAAAGCCTTTGTAAACAATGTACAAAGGCTTTTATGATTTGGTTGCTAGATATGTAATGCCGTTTATCCGGTCAACCTCCTTTCCATTATAGAGACTGTATGATTCGCGCATCACTTTAAATCATCTTCTGTTTGGTTCTCGACACGACGCTTCCGATCTTTCAGAGCCTTCATCACCGCAGACATGCAAGCTGGACAAAGATGTTTAATTTTGGAATAGGAAACGCATCCGTCTGTGTTTTCGTGTACGTAGTAGATGCCGTTCATATCGTCTTTATTGCCAAAGCCAAAATATCCACCGCAATTATCACACTTAAGTGCTAGCATTAGTTTTGCTTTCTCCTTTCAAGTTGATACCAGTCTCGTCAAGACAGGTCTTCAGAATATCAAAACCGTCAGTGCCATCTTTCAGCCACAGGTTCTGGACATCTGTCATAAAAGACTGGATCTCTTCGGTGCTGAGGTTAAGCTTTCTGTGCAATTCCAGAATAACCGCTGCATAGATCTTCTTGACCAACATCCGAACATGCTCGTCCCATCGCTTTTCCTGATGGGCAAACGGCGCCAACTTAGGTTTATTAAATTTTTGTGCTCTCCTTTCAGCTCTGCTCATTTTTAAGCTTCTCCATGTTCTTGATCACATCACCGATAACAGTAATAGCCGTGTCAATAGCGAATTCGAATGATTCTGTTTCGTAATAACATGAGCATTTATCACAGTTACCGTCACAGTCCATATTAATACAGCCCTTGTATTTCTTCAGAATATCAGTCGTAGCTTTAAGTCTTTCGAGATCCAATAGATTCCTCCTTTACTTTCATCACATGTTCGGCGATATTTCTGCATTTTTCACGATTGATACATTCCACTAACGTTTCATGTCGAACGACCCTGTTTGCACAGTAGGTGGTAAGTGTCGTATGAGTCGGTTCAAAATATCCACAATCTTCACAGTACGGTTCAACTTCCAGAGCGATCATTTCTTATTCCTCCAAAAAAGAGAAAATTTTTTCTTCAAAAACCGCAGAACATCCAAACAATTGAAATCCCCGTAATCGAGGTTTTTCTCTAGCATTTCATTGATCATGGCGCAACTAGCAAGGATGAACAAATTCGCGAAAATAACAATAATCCACAAGATGATTCTAAGTATGATTATGATCATGATTGCTACTCCTTTTCTTCAGAAATTCTACCCAATCACCTTGTAATGCTATAATATTTATAGGAGACAGCTTAGTATTATTGTCGTAAAACTGTTGCTTAATAGGACGACGATCGTTTGTACTAAACGCGCATCTGTTTGCCATTGGGCACACAGGATCCTTGGGACCATAATTAACCACCACGTCAAAACCGGTCGGAACATCATCGGAATATACGGCCATCCCTTTGATGTAGTGATCTTCGTCATATCGGATAATAACTTGCGCGTAAAGTGCATCGCCGATAGAAATATCAGAAACACCTTTCCGAAGTTCTATAAGGCCATCTTTCTCTTCGCAATGTTTCATAAGGACTCTATCCTTATCAATAGAAACCGGCTCCAAAATATCTTTACGCATCTGAAACGGAGTATTATCGATCGGCCACATATTTCTGGCCATTATTTCGTCCCATTGTTCTTTTGAAAAAGTCATCTTAGATACTAGCATGGCCGCCATCAGATTCCTCCTTAAACTGTTCCGGAAATATCTTTTTCATACGATCGTGAACCCCTTTTCCAGTAAGAATATCTCTGAGTTTGTTTTCTTCAACCTCCTCGGTGTCTTTTACAGTTTCCTCTCCAATAATCAACTCCTTGGCATACGGCAGAGTCTCGATCCATTTGCAGAAGTCTCTGAATTCGTCAAGCTTATGAGTCTTTCTCATAGGATATAAACCGGAAAGCACCTCGTAATTCAGCTTTACGGTGCGCTTTTGGTTGTACGAAGAAGGAAGAAGCTGGATCATCTGCCACCAGATTCTTTTGTCTCCTGTCCTCAAATACACATTTCGTAGATGGTTTAAAAAACCTATCAGATGATTGTAGAACTCGAACGGAGCGGAATAAACACCCTTGTCTTCATCAAACATGTGGATAGGAACGCCGTAAATTTCTTCAATTCCAGGCATGTTACTGTCTTCATCCTTAAGCAAATGCTCCGTCGAAAAATCCTCCGAAGTAAACTCCTTAGCATGGATCTTGTGCATTGTGGAGCAGCCGTTATATTCTGTATCATGAGGATTGTAGTCGTCTGACTGATCTGCTCGTCCAATACGATAGGTATCAAAGTCCTTCCACCAGTACAAAGGAGCCGTGATGTCTGCCGAGACAGATATAAATCTCCGAAATTTGGCGTGAACTGGACCTCCAGCAACCAGCGTTTTAGCCAGCTTCATGTCGTTAGGACCGATGAAAACATCATTAAAGTCGCCCCAGTTTTTATCAGGTTCCTTCTTTTTTTCAAAGAAAATATCATGACAATAGCGAAACATTGCCCCGTCGGCGTAAACGTTAATACCATCGAAGAACAGTGAGTCGCTCTTACTCCAGCTATTCTTTGGATTTCGCATACCTCTAAGGGCCGCCTCCCAGTCACTGACATGGGTGTGTTCAATCTTGATCATCATTATCCTCCTCACATACACATCTCACAACAGATTCTGATATTGACAGCTTCTGCGAAATATCATGAATAGACATACCTTTGGACACGAGCTCCCTAGCCAGTTCCAGTTCCAAATATCTAATGCGACTTTTGTAGGCATCACGCTCGATATTAAACGCCTTAGCCGCATCTCTGAAAATAGGATGGTTTTTATAGCTCGGCACTGGATCTCTGAGGAATACCTCGTATGTGTTATGTTTCTCAACCACCGAATATCCGGCTTTCCTCAGTTCGTTCCAAAGAGTGGTTTTGCCTGTAGGACCACTAGGACCGCCAATAATAATAGTCTTACCATTCCGTATCGCGCCGGCAAGTTCATACGCCCTGCTTTTACCAAGTAACGATATTATATAAGTATCGTCAATTCCTGGAATAATCACGATCACACCTCCTTCTCGTGAATGAACAGCAACCATGTTGTGTTCTTATCGCTGGCATAAGTGTCGTAGTCGACGACGCTTTTTCTCATATGAGGAAACATCGAACGTAAAGCATTCTCAGCAGCCTTATGTGTAGGATAAACATCAATAAACATCTCCGGCTGAAACGGTCTGGCCTTGGTCGTCACATATACTTTCATTTGTGATCTCCTTTCAATTATTTGATCTTGAGCTTGAAGACGGGACGAACGGTATAGCTTGTGCTAGGGTTGTTGAAGTAGGCATGGCCGCCTAAGGTAGCATAGGCAAATGATGTAGGATCATATTCATGTTCGTTTGCTAGCCAATACCATGTAGATTCACCAACAAGGTTGACTGCGATCCTGTTTTTTGCTGTTTTCATAAGTTCCCACTGCTTTTTACCTGAAGGTTTTACGAAATTCGTGTCGCCGAAGATTTCCTCAGCATAAGGAAGTCTGAGAATGTTACCGTTTCTGAACGGAACGATCGCGGCTCGTATAGAACTGTTAAATAAACCCTGCTGATAGAAGTTTGCATACGTTACGGCTTCGTTGTGTTTAACGTACTTTGGAAACACCTGATCAAACAGAAAGATGGCTTCACCCTTCTTGTTGATTTTCTGACAGGTAGCCGTGTATCTGCTTGCAATATCGATTTTAATCCGGTCACCCACATAAAACGTATCACGATGACCGTAGTATGTTCTTGCTAATAGAATACCGCCCATATTAATCTCCTTTCAAAAGTCAGGACTCCCTGCAGAATGCCAACAGAGAGTCCTGAACAAGTTAAATATCAGATGCTGAGGCTGAGCCTGAATACCGGCCTGATGTTTCGTTCGCAGTTTTTGGTAATCACTCCAACGTCACCTCCAATAGCTCCTAAGCATCCGCAAAAGGTATGCTCTTTATCGTTCTTCACCCAATAGCTTTCGGCATGTCCTCCATATAATTCGAGTGTATGAGCTACCCGGTCATTGCCATGTTTCATGAGTTCCCACTGCTCTTTGCCGGAAACATCTTCAATACCAAACAACTCGTCCTCACATGGTATGCGAAGTGCTCCAGATTTGAATGGAACTATGAGAGGAGCAACCTGATCGAAAATATCAGTCCAGACGAAAGCATGATTTAAGAAGTAGTCTATGCTATCGTAAGTAGACTTATACGGAAGCACCTGATCGAGCAGGAAAATGCCGGTGCCATTCTTCTTAACCTTCTGGCAGGTAGCAGTGTAGCCCCGGTTGAGCTTAATCTGATCGCCGACCTTAAAATCGCCAGGCTTGAACTCGATTTTCCGGAGAACTATAAGACGTGTGTTCTTGGATACCGTACGTGTTGTAGGCTGTTCTTCGTCTTCAGTAGGAGTTACGAACGGCGACCGACCTTCTGTAGCTTTACCTGAAAATGTGTGATCACCATCTTTGGTTGTGAGTGTGATAGTGATTTTTTCAACGTCCAATGGATTAATGTTTGCAATCATTGTTTGTCTCCTTTCCTTTCTAAATATCAATTAAATAGTAACTTCACATTACTCAGCTTGACCGAGCATTGCCTTAGCCATACCGGACTTTGCTATACCTTAGCAGCTCAAGACTGAACATAGCCATCGCTATACTTTACACTGCTAAACAGCACATCACCATGCATCGCCTTCGCTGAACTAAACTTCACCATACCTTGCTTTACCGTCGCCATACTGCACTGTACAAAACAGAACACGACCCTGCATTGCCATAGCTCCACTTCACATAAAACACACCGCTGCTCTTTGCCATTGCCAGACCCTGCAATACTGCACATCTCCTTAGCGTCACAAGACTTTACTTTTCCTTGCCTTCGCATCACTTTAAGCTACCACGCTTTGCCTTGCAGTCGCTTCACATTACACAGCCGCGCCTTACAATACCATAGCTGCACGTTGCGCGACTCGACCATGCCTTCGCTTTACAATACGCTACCCTGCCATAGCTATACCTCACAATGCCTTCGCTGATCAGTCTTTATCACCAAGCACCTCGTAATGGAACCTGCCCCATCCAGCATTGCGCCACTGGCCGAGCCCCTTAAAGACACCATAGTTAAGCCATTCTTTCACGACAGGCTCATACTGGTCAGGAAATGTCAGTGTGCACTCGAAGGAAGATCCCTTAGAGATGGTCTCCGAATTGGCAAGGCAGATTCTCTCACCCTGAGCGGTCTGTGCTCTAAGAGGTCTCTGCATATTGCCGATCTTACCATCGAAATCGATAGGAATACGACGAGGAAACACAAAGATACACCCATCAATAACTTTCTTGAAAGCCTTGACCTTGCATGATTCTTTGCTGATGTCTTCACCCTTCATCCTCTGAAGAGCCGAGCAGGAATCCTTGAAGAAACCCTTGATCTGGTAATCCAGGATACAGGGCTTTCCATCCATGGTACGAGGAAAGACAGTCATCGACTTCTCCTCGAATTCCTGAGCGCCGATAGCCTCGATTTCCTCCTGCATCGTGGCCGCGTCAGGTGCGTTGCTAACGATCCACTTGGTGTACACATCCGGATCTGCAGGCTGACTTCCAAGAACGTCCTCAACAAAAGTGATTTTTACCTTAAGCTGTTTCATTGTTTGTCTCCTTTCCTTTAAACAATCGAACAACAAAATCAAAAGACTCTCTGTGGATATTCTACAGAGAGTCTAGACTGTCTCATAATAGCCATCCGCTTATTTAAGATCATCGCCCATCTTAGCCAACTTCATTCCGCGTTTCAACGCTTTGCGAAGCCACTTGATGTTCTTTGCACGAAATCGATAGTCGTGTACTTCACCGTTTTCATCACGGATACTAAGAATCACGAATCGTCCAAGATTCTGCGTGTCAGTATCGACATACATAGTGTTCCAATCGTGTACCATAAAGTCCTCCTTCAAAAAAAAAAAAATAAAACGGACACCATTCGTCCATAAAGGGGGCTGTAAATTTTGCGTACTAGAATATAAACGAATCCGCTTTCACTCCAAGACGCTCCGCCATCCTTTTGCGCTTGAAGTCGATAGCATCGCCAATCTTCTCATTATCGACAAGACCAGGAATCTTCCTGACCTCTCTCAGAATCACATATACATCAGCCATTTCTTCATGCAGGTTGTCGACCATCTCTTCCTTTGTCTTACCATGGACAGGATTATCGCCCCTCCGATATCTTGCCAGCTTGAGACACGCATGAGCCAGCTCGTTACATTCTTCGGCCATCTGTTCCAATGTAGCAGGTACTCCAATCGCATCTACCAAAGCCTTTGGTTCTTTGTCAGTCATCTGTTGATCACCCCACGAGTTCCATCTTCATTCAGAACAACATTCTCGAACTTCTTGTAGGCATCGAAATACCATTTCTTCTTGTCGCCATCGAAGGTAAGTTCATAGTACATGCCATCCGGCAGATTGCTGCTGATCAGGTATTTCCAGTTTTGCAGGATCTTGGCTTTCCAGACGATAAATGTGTCGAACGGTACCGTCGGATCTGTTGCGTCCAAGTGCTTCAGAATATAAGCGTTAACAATATCGAGTGCCTTTATGTCCATTGTCGATGATGTTGTCATTTGTCTCTCCTTTCTCGCTGTAATCCCGACATGAATAGTCAGGACCTTTAACTAATACTTTAAGACTGTCACTGCTCCACCCTCTGAGCTCACACATACCCCACTTCATATCAAGGTTAGCCACCGTATCATAAAACTCACAGGTTTCGCAGGTTGATTTGTCTTTACTCATGGTTAGTCACCTTTTAAAATTATCTTCCAGTTCTTCCACTGTAACGGGTTTTCCATCTGGCCACACAGCGTCGGTTATTCCGAATTGATGAAGGCCGTCGAAAATCATGTAAACGGTATTTGTGTTTTTAGTAGCTCCGCATCCGACGATAAGATTTAGAAGAAACACAAAGCAGATTAAACGCGCTAAGTTTTTTTTCATCTTAGTCACCTCTTTTTACGTTTCTGTTTCCTAATATAGTCGACTATAAATATAATCGCGTCTTTGATACCGGAAGCCACATCCAGAGTAAAGTCGACGATTACATATATAGCAATAATAAAGAAAAGAATGCCCATACTTAATCACCTCTCAAATCAGGATGCTTGGAAATATAAATATCCTGCCAGCCTCTACGTCTGTAATAGGCTTTAGCAGTGGTAATCTGATCAAGACGCTTGCAATACTCGATACCTCGAATATAAAAACCTTGTTTCTTACACCAATCGAGGTAGTCGGTAAAATACTCCGTATCCTCAGAACTAACTCGCTTATTGTCAGAATATAAAACGGATTCCTGGTTAACGGTTTTGATTAGTTTCTTATGACCATTACTCACCAGTCTTCTAACAAACTCATCACCGCCATTAGGCATTACTACAAGCCCCATACCTACGAGTTCGTACATAACATCTTTCAGAGCCTCGTACACAGACCATCCACGAGGAGCAGGCTTGATCATCTTGGTCTTTTCTTCTCTGAATCCGTGCAGGCACATGTAATAAAGGTCTGTATTGTCGAAATATAAACCTTTTATACCATTAGCCTTGAATTTCCTAGCTTCGCAGATTAGGTGCTCCTGCCATGACTTATCTGTAATATCAACCCAGTATTCTCCTGGCCAGCCGTTATATGCAGCAATCCTAAGATGTTCGAATTTGATATAGTAAGATCTCTCTTTTTCCAGAGCACATGCGTTCAAATATCCATAGACATGCACACCTCTTGCTACTGCAGACCTGATGATCTTCGGATCGATTCCATCCGGGTCAATCACTGCCAGATCATTTTTCTTAGATCTGTTGAGTGTCTTAACCACATAGTCCTGTTCAAAACAATATCTTAAAGACATTTTTGATTCCTCTTTCTAGTATTTTTTACATGGTTGATGGCTTCGGATATATGCTTAGCGTGAGTATATGGTGATGCGAATGTATGCACTGGTGTAAGCCCCCTTGTTGCTAAAGCGATTTGAATGATAACATCGTCTGTTCGCATATATTCCCTTTCCACGCTTATTACTTGTTGCTCATCATACTGTTTTGTATAACGGCCGAGTTCGTACATGCAAATAGGTTGAATTTGATCTCCGCCAACAAAATACATGCTAAAAATATCAACCTGATTTAAATACTGATACTCCCATGTTATCTGATCGGTTGTCGCAAACCGGTTTTTAATGTCAAAGTTCTCCTGTCTAGGGTTGTAAATAACAACTTGGTCATCGCCTTTACCAACAAATTCTCGTAGATGCTCTATTGTTTCCTTCTGCCAATCTCGACATCCAGAAATACCTCCGGCAAGGAATACTGTGATTTCGTCATGTCTCGGAATATATAAATGCGGTGCTGTTACTACTAACATTGTTCCTCCTCCTCTAAGCTCTCATCCAACTGTTCCATTGCTTCGTTGATCTGCATGGTCAAATAGTTATTAAACACTTCATCAGTGCGGTACATGTCTATATAGGTTACATCTAGGTTAATACTTTTTCCGCCCTTCACAAGATGCACCCTTATCAGATAATTCACGAATACCTCTGAATCTGGACCATAGAACGTGCGGTCATCAACCCAAATTCTAATCATGCAATTATGGGCGAATGCAAATCCGAAGGCATCGAATGCAATCTTAGGAAATTTTCTATCCATAAATATCACCTCGTTCTAAGTTCTGTAGATAATATAAAAGACGCGACAGCTCAACTCTTCTGTCCCATTCTTGTTGCTGGATCAGCGTTCCGTCTATGTCAACGAACTTCACTTTTGGTATTTTAGTTTTTGGCGGAATGGTCCTAAATTCTTCGTCCATATTCTTCCTTTCGCAAAAACAAAAGACTCTCTGCAAATATCATTTCGATACTCACAGAGAGTCTTGCTATTACATATATGGAAACAACCGTTTCATGTTTCTTTCATCATAAATATCTCTTCCATCCATAATAATTCTTGTATATCCAGATCCATATGGGCTAGCGTCGACTAATGTCTTAAGACTTCTCGCTTCTTCAATAGGAACAAGTCCTTTATATACTATCTCGGTTCTACTACTCCCCTTGACAGGATATAAATGAGGACAATGCTCTTTTAAATCTCGCATAAGAGTCAAAATCATTTCGTCTCCTCTATCCATAGCAACTCCAACATATGCAAATTTTCTTTCGTTAAACATATTTATACACCTCCTATAATGTTGGGTTATTTCCATAATAGGAGATGTAATTTATGCGGAGATATTTTTTCTTGGGTCCGCTTTCCAACAGAACCAGTTATCGGCTGTATAATATGATGGCCCATCCATCACTGAAAGGGTCGAACAGCGATCGTTTTCATCATGATACATACAGTCATTGCAATAGCATTTTGCTGTTGGTGGTTTGTCAAATCTGTGTTTATATGTATATTTCCATTTCAACTCGTGAATAAAGTCTTTCAACGCTTCTACTAATAGCCAGAAAACTACCATACCTATAAGAATGATTGTAACCATTCCAATAATGCAAAGGAATTTCGTCATTCATCCACCTCCATAAAACCTAGTCTCGTTGAATTTTTTCTTCTCTTTGATAGCCCGATTTATAGCCAGATCAATATTGCTCTTACTCTTCAGGTGATAGTAATATAAATCAGTATACCGAGTGTTCATTCGGTCGATTCTTCCTGATGCCTGAACTAGAACCTTGTAAGAATAGTTCTGAGAATAGAATATAATCGTGTCGGTCGTAATGCAGTTCCAACCTTCTGCTCCGGCAATATAGTTCACCAGATATACCCAACGCTTACCATCAGGTATTGGCTGGTGCTTATGACCATTCCATTCCGCAATTTCTAATCTAGGATAGAAATTCTTAGCTAGGTTACGTAGAATCTCTAATTCATAGTCAAAATTGTAGAATATAATACACCGTGGATGCTTCTCCAATAGCTCCAACACGGCTAGTTGTCTTGATTCATCAGAATTCACCAACTTCCTAAGTGCATAGCAGAACGCTGCGGCATTTTGAATAGGTTCATTTTTGTACGGGTCCCATCTAGTCGACGAAATATAACGGTATTGTTTGGTGTCATACGATACCCAAATGTTTTCATGATGCTGAACAGCAGGACGATCAAAGTCCATGTCTACCAATATAGACCTCCGAAGTCTCATAAGGCGACCAAGGTTAATATAACGATCTACATCTTTGTATGTACGAAACGGCTTGTATATCACATGTTCATGTTCGAACTCGGTTCTAGTCTTATAGAAGCCATTAGCAATGAACACCGGAATATAATCAATCCATTTATCGCCAGGCGTAGCTGACAGCAGTATCCAGTTGTTAAATTTGGCTATCTCAAGAAAAGCCTGAGTCCATGGTCCAGAACCGACAACTCTTTGCTCGTCAAATATAAAAAACGCCCCTCTGACTTTTTTGTACTTTTGTATGTTGTTCCACGAGTCAATCACTACCTTATGTTTATAGATAGAAACATCAGGATTTTTAGTGATAAGAAACGGCAACATCTCATCTTCCCAGTCATGTTTGTCGCGTTTCATGGCTGTTGTGATTACGTACAGGTCTTTAGGGTTTTTCATCTTGACATAGTCTCTTGAATCTAACGAACCGCCCTGACAAACATAATAGTAAGCCAAGGCGGTCCTTGATTTTCCACTACCCGTATCACCACAAAGGATACAGCCGTTTTTCATCTTTTGAACAGCATCATATTGGTGTTGTTTTAATGAGATTCCTGCCATGACGGTGCTATAATAGTATTGAAGAACAACATGAAATCGTTATCAAGTTTTTCAATAGCGCCATCGTTATGATACACGTATTCGTATGCATAATCGTTAACGCCATCGTCAGCACGGTTTCCGTATTCCTGGTTCTCTGTTCTATTGGACATAACAAGCATCGTAGTACACCGAGCAAGGCCATCCTTGCTGATAGCCCTCCTAAGCTTGTCGATCTCCTCAGGTTCCCGTACGTGAATAACAAGAATTTCATTGTAACTATTTATAGGTTTTTCGACAAAATCCTTGTATGCCTTGTATGCGTAGTGAAACGGACCATCGTTATAGGCGGTCCAAAGATCTTTGAGGTCTGACAAAAACTTACGATCTTCTTCACTTTTACTGCCAGTCCAACCGAATATCAATCGTGCTGCGGATTTGACTTTTGTGATTGTTGAAACAACAGTGGTCGGATAATGGCGATTGAGAATCTGACAGATCGTATCTTTTCCAGAACCGCCCTTTCCATTAATCAGTATTACGAGTTTCTGTCCTTCCAAAAGTTTGAATTCTCCTTTCTTGCTGTAATCATTATTCGGGAGGCTTCTTCCTCGGTGTTAGCCTTGTCCAACGCTTTCTGAACCCAGTCCGAATATAACAAGTGTTTAGCAGTCTTTTTGTATCTTTTTCGTTCCGATTTAGACAGCTTTGTCACTCTTATCCTCCTTATAGTATTCAGGTTCCGCAGTTCCTTCACGAGCCGGAATACCAAGGCATTCGTTGCACGGATCATCACATTCCGGCAGATCTTTATTCTCGCATGAAGAGCAATATAAATCGAACCTTACAAACTTATATCCGGGTCTCATACGGCAAGCTCCCCCATGTACTTTGCGCATTCACGTTTGTGAGAGTCGTAGATCAGGTTCTTCGAAATACGACCAATAGCTGAGATGGCATGTGCCCTGACATCGGGATCGTAATTAGCCTCAGCAATATCGTAAATCTGCTTTACATGATCCATGCGAGTGGAGTCATACACAGCGTCGTTTGCTACTTCGCAAATATAATCGATAGCCCGATCAGCCGGAGTCGATGACATGCGTTTTTTCTTGTGGTCTTTGTTTTTAGGTTTCTTTTTAGTGTTGTCAGAGTCAAGCATGTCCAAAGCCACCAAAATGCAGGCTTTTCGTAAAGAGTTTTTCATAAGCTTGTCCTTTCTGAAATATAAATAAAGCCACCGGTACTTGTCCTTAAAGATCACTGTTAAAGGAGGTATTGTGATAGAAAGTTTCAATAACCCATTAGGGCTACAGGATTTTCGCGATGGCTTTATTAGCGAAAATAAAAATGGTATAGACCTTGTTAGATCTACCCATTTATTGGTTATTTCATAGTTTCGGAGTGTGTTTTTAGAGCATTATTCCATGCCAGGCTGATACATAGGATACTTGCTGGCCCATGGATCCTGCTCAAGTGTGATGTGCATAATCCTGAGATACGCCTTGACAGACCATTCACCGTTGTTATCTCTCCACCATCTGGGAGAAATGGTCATATCTACGTTTACAAACTGAACACCATCAAGATCTCCGCAAGTCTCCTGATCAATCCTGTTGGTGACATCGCCTTTATGCGTATAGATCTCTGCAGGTGCAACACCGGCTGGAGGATTGAGATTTACAGCGATTTCCAGCCTGTACTGAATATCATCAGTCAACTCAGGATACACATTTACGGAAGCCCATCCTTCGTCAAGCAACTGCTTTACCATATCGGGATCCTTGACAGTAACCTTGACCCGCCATCCGTCTTCCTTCATGGCCTTAGCGACGTTTTGATCCTCAATCTTCCAGGCAAACCCCCTCTTACCATCGTTCCACTTCTCACCAGAGAAATTCTTGAATGCCGGAAGGATGTTCGCGTTTTCTACGTTAATGTTGGGAATAAAATGTTTCTGCATGTGTTCTCCTTTCTGAAAAACAAAAGACTCTCTGCAAATATCATTTCGATACTCACAGAGGGTCACAGTTAATAATTATGCGCTAAATGGAATTTCTTCGTGCTCGGTTTCCGGAACGTTCATATACGGTGCTAAAGGATCACCATTGACGAAGGCATCGAAGTCACCATACTTACTAACAGCATTTCTGGCATCTTCAACAAGTTTGTCATAATACCCGACATCAATATCATTTTTCATATTGAGTTTAGCAACAGTTTCTGATTCGAGCCATCGATAGTCTTTAGTACCGTTAACAGCATACGGCTTATCGTCAACCATACGAATCAGCTTGCCACCACCGCTACCAGATTTAATCGGACAGAACGACCCAACACGTCCGACAAATTGATAGCTATGACCGGTTTCGATCAGTGGTTCTAACCTAGCTTTAATTTCCTCGTATTGAATATCAGATAATTTACCATCACGATACAACTTCGCAGACTTAGCAAGTTCGTTTTCGTATTCACTAACGTCAGGAAGTTTTTCATTCATATCCAAATATATACTTCCTTGTGTAACCGACTTGAACTCGCACATGTCTTCAAAGCAAATATCTTCATGCGTAAACAGTGTCTTCAATACATATGGTGTCTGGAACTGAGTTGCTTTCGGATACCATGTACCACTTTTACGTCCGTTAATGTCTTCACGGTCACTCACCTTTGCAATGAATGCCGCTTTGTTTACAAGACAAATTCTGTCGAAATGGAACTCGTGCTCAAAGTTGTATCCATACGATTTTCCGAAAGACCATACGAAATCAATCAGCTCAGTTGTGGCCTTCGGAATCTTGATGGAATCGGTCTTAATATGAATGACATCAAAACCTTTTTCTTCAACTCTATGCATGAGGTCTATCATGAACAGCTCGCCCATTTTGGCAACAATATTGTCTTTGTTTCTTGGATCTCTAAACCTATTCGGGAACTTGGCAAATGTCAGACCATACACAGAGTTGACAGCTATCTTCAGAGCACTACTCAAAGCCTCGGCCGATGACGGATCGTCAAGATACTTGGCAAGCTTTCCGTCCATGAGCTTTTTGGCAGCTTCGTAATTGCCATGTTTGATAAGAACTCGCGCGTCGACAATATCATTGTATCGTCTTGTGTATTTCGGTCCAAACAGACAGTTAATCCTGATGGTGCTTGGATGCTGTCCACTTACGTCCTCGTCCCAAACGTCATACCACATTCCTTCTTTAACACTGACGTATCCACCTTCTCCGAATTCCAAGCCTCGGTATGTTGACCGTCCGGCAAAATTAGAATAGCCAGGGAAGAACGGCAGAATACTTTTGGTACCATCGTATGCCGTGAAACTGGTAGGAAGGTTGTAGTCCTTGAGGTACTGCATCACTTCAGGATCTAGTTCCGTAACGGGTTTAGATAAGTCCCTGTACAGGAACTGACTCTGAGGATTCTTGTCATTTCCAAATATCCATTCAGCAGTTAATGTGTTTGTTCGAGTATCAACCGGCATTCCGGCAAGGTCTGCCAGAATCTTTCGAGCAAGGAAATCAGCCTGCCGGTCTTTACTATGAAACACCGCCTCTGTAGCAACCACGTCGTTCTTGCAGTAGTCAACTACCGTATCCCATAAATGTTCGGGAACGGGCTTGTTCCAGTCTAAACCAAGCTCCTGGTGGTGTATTCCGAGTTCAATCTCGAATTTCTTTAAGGACTGTTTTTTAGAACTGAAATCGTAAATATCAGCATAGCCGAATTTACCAGCCTGTGAAAAATGTTCATTTCTTTTTCCATTTACGATTATGTCGCATGAGAGTTGATATATCTGCTCTACTGACCATCCTATAGATATGGCAAACAGAATATACCTGTCGTAGTTTTTACCATTGAAGTCAATAAGTCTTCCCGTATGTCGCCACGATTCGATCTGCGAAGCCGTTGGATTGACCATAGCCATTACTGGATGATTATCCCCTTCGAACTTCCAGCAAACCACTACCAAGTTGGGAAACACTTCGATGTCATAAAAAATAATAGGTAATGATTCGTCTGCTGGATCATGAGGTGGATCTGGTGAGTAGTCCTTGGACATGAACTTCATTTTGGTAACGAGCTTGGTACAATATGCGGCATTGTTATTGCTTCCCGATGCAAAATTGAAAATATCGCCGCGCATATCGCTAACGTTATATTCTATTCCGCTTTCGTAAGCCTCATCCAAAAGATGGTTTATGAATTGTATTGATGGCTTTGTGTAGCCGAGATATCCTTTGTTAAGATTTTTAGCAATTTTATATCTAAGCTCTTTTTCGTTTTTTACTGTTTTTGAGCTTAGCATTTTTACCTCCTTTTTCGGCAATCCAGAATATAACATTGCGATTGGGAGGTTATTGCATCTCGTCACTTTCCTTCTAAGCGGTGCTTTACCAGGAAAAGTTTTTACCTCGATGTTCGGCGCGTATTCAGGTTTCAATTTGCTAACATCACCAACATAAATATAATGTAGATGTATTCCACATCCGCTTTTGCTCAGTTCCGCATAAGTAGCAGGCCATTGACAAGCCGCTTCGAAGTTCTTTATGAAGTCTTTTTCTTTAGATTCATTTTTTAAATCGAAGTCAATTACTATATGATACGGATCTTTGTCTTGAGGTTTGACAAAGTGAAGTTTCGATGTATCAATATCGGATAATTTTGTTTGGCATTTGTCCCAGCTGGTTACTGGAATTTCGTCTTCATTTGCATACTGAGCCTGACAATCGGAATATAATTCGTCAAATATAGATGTTGTGCAGTCAAATTTCAGCCAAATATCATCGAGCTGTTCATCGGAAGTTTGCTTAACTTCAGTTTCTTCTTCAGAGTCCTCAAACCTGTCAGTTCTAAAACCTGAATAATAAGTTGCTGGACGAGAACCATCCTCCAATCGTATTCTGTGTTTTACCTCCCTAAAATAATTAGATAGTTCATCTTGGAACTTCATCTTGGAAAATGGATATGCTACCCTCGCTTCTTCACAATAAACCTTGTACATCTCCCATGCCTGTTTGAGAGGTACACCATCTTCTTTAAGAAAAATGTTATACGAGTCTATCATGAAATTGTAAAAGTCATTGGTAGTAGCCATCATGCCAAGAGGAATATAGTTTTCGTATGCATCAGGGTCTTCTAAATATACGTCAAGACAGTGTTTCGCGATTGCACCATATTCGAATTTAACCTGCTTTGTGAGGCGGTTGTATTCTCTATATGGAATCTTGTTTCCTGTTGGCGTGACGTCTATTAATCGCCTTAGAATACCTGATTTGGCATCGGTAATTTTTACGGGTTTGTTAGTTCCCATAAAAAGAAAACATTTAAACTGACTGACATAAGCTTTTGCGTACTTTTCATTTACCGACATGGATTCGTGGGACACCAGACTGTTCAGCCTTGTATTGTCTTCTATTCTTGACAGGTCACCATCCTGCTGTATTCCGACCAAAGGGTTATCTCTAAACGGTTCTAATGCAAATTGCGCATTAGCGGAACCTAAACTCTTGGCGTCAAAAGCAGTGGTGTATCCTTTGAACATCGCTTCGATAATATTCAAGACTGTTGACTTTCCGGTGCCCCGGTCACCATGCAATACTATGAACTTCTGTAATTTTTTAGAATCGCCTGAGACTATGGACCCTATTGCCCACTCAATTTTATGACGCTCCTCTTCAGAATATAAAGTAGACAAAAGTTTGTCGTATGCCTCTATGCTTCCTTCTACAAGAGGATAATCAAGTCGTTTACTAGCGTAATCTTCTTTTTTACACTCTGTATTTGAAAATATAATTTTCTCGTCAAGAGGATGATAAGAATCGCGAAGCTGCTGTTTGCAATATTTATGCCACAAGTCTATCATTCCTGACTGAGCGTCCCACATATGAAGAACTCTTACTTTTTCATACGATTCTTTGTGTTCGTCGTAATACAAGTCGAGTTCGTGATCTATCATAGCGAGAGCATCACCTTCTTCAGTAGACCATAAGCTTTTATCACTCTGCCAAACAGCATAGAAATCGCCGCCTCTTATCATCAGATCGCTGCTTTTTCTTTTTGTGGGAATGATGAACCTTGGATAGATTTCAACTAACCCGTTTTTTCCGACGCGGGTAGAAACCATAAAAAAGTCCATCATTAGTATTAATCCTCTCGGCGCACATGCTCCAGTTCTTCGTAGTAATCAGCCAGCTGGCTCTCAATGGTTTTGACTCTGCGATTTGTTGTGTCTACAAAGTCGCAATGATCAGCGATGAGCCATGCGAGCATTCCCGATGCAACAAACAGTCCGCCTGTCAGAAACGAATTTCTCCTCTCAAGTTTCTTGACCCGAGACAAGAGGTTCTTGAATAAATCATAGCCGATGTTGTTGTTCTCGATAAGAATTGCAAGAGCTTCTTTGTCAGTAGTTACATAGCTGGATGCTTCTGGAAGTTTAATTGTCATTATTCTATTTCTCCTTTCGGAAATAATACAGTATTGAGATACAGCATTGCTTGATCCCAAATCTCCATCTGTCTAAGGTCATAACCTGACTGTACGGCATCTGGAATATAAAACAGTCCGCCATAGCCTGTAGCGTCGTATTGACGGTCAAGGAACCTATCAACCATGATTCGAGCATATTGTTCATCGAATTGGCTATCGTATAACCTGTCCAGACTAAGACTTTTGAGCATGTAATGAAACCAGTTTGCGGTTCTATCACCATATTCATTGTTAGTCATAATCTGTTGTTCACATCGGTTAGCAAGACCAACCATCATTTCAAGAACACTGCAGGGTCTGACATCGAAATCACCATATGAATGTCCTGTCAGATGCTTACGATATACGAACTCTCGTCTCATGCTGATGCCGTCATGATACCGGTTACCATCCATTTCCATCGAGTACCTAAACGTGATCGAATGTAACAGCGCGCACAGTTTCGTGTAGTAACCATTAGGGTCAACTAACTTACACAGCCATGCTAAGTATTTGCTGTAAATATCACCCATTTTACCTCCATTTCATGTGCGGGTTTTCGCTGTCAACAGTCGACCATTTTACGAGACTCTTTGTGATGGAATAGTCACATCGTCGATCATCGTTTCTGATGCAGACTAAATCTGGCTGTCCAAAGGCCCCGAAATACTGTGAGAACTTTTCACCAACAACGTCATCGATGTTGTCGATTTTTACTCCGTTATCGTCAGCTAAAACACCATCAGCATAATAAGTAAGGAAGACACTATCGTAATCGTCGTATTCGTCAAGGTCCTCCTCGCTGATCACGTACGGACCGATGACGTCTTTTTTGATGCTTGTTCCACCATACTGTTTCACAATATCGCTGAATTTGTTGATCGTCTCTGGTGCAACAACTTCTGCAGTTGTGATAGATACAGGATGTATGGATTCGGTCTCGTCCTCTTCAACAAACGGTTCTTCGGACGTCGATGGCGCTTCAGGCTCTGAAGGCTTTGTGTCCTGTTCTGGTTCGGCTATTTCATTCTTGTTCATCCGTTTGAAATACAGCGCCATGGCTGAAGCTCCAACCACAGCGCCGCAAACGAATGACAAGGCTACTATCGCACTTGTCTTCATGTGTTAAATTCTCCCATGTATTGTGTGAACTGTTGCGGGTAATCAAACATGTCGAACATCAGCTCGCCTGTCCCTGCAACGCTAAGTCCAGCTGATGAAGTTCCTGATAGACGTTTCCAGTGACGTTGAAGTCTACTGCATAAGCTCTTTCCATCACTCCGTTTTCATTCATAACCTGGATTTCGGTGACTTCGAGCTCGATGATTCCTTTAGCCATCGGATCTTTCCTGTTGCGAAGCCACCCGATAACCATGCCGGGAGTAGTCGGTTCAAACCCAAGAAGCTTATATGCCTCGTTCAACGTCACACACCCAATTCCTTTAGGACCTCTGGCCCTCGCACGAATCTTGTCGTTGAGTTCTCGTTCAACCTGCAGGAAGAAATGCTTAATCACATCAGGCGAGTTATCCCAATACGGATTTGCTTTTGTGAAAAGCTTCCGGTATTCGCTCTGATCGGGTCTTACGTATTCGACAGTCTTGGTTTCAACAATACGGTTTCCATCTTCGTCAGTAGTTTCTTCCTCAATGGTCGCGGTCTTAGTTCCGAGACGAAGCTTCTTCTCCTCTTCGGCACCATACTTCTCGGCAACACGAGCCTTATACTCACGATAGCCGGCATCCAGTGTAGCATAAGCAGCTCCAAGTGTTGCGACTCTCTTATTCAACATCTTGTGCGCTGTGAAGATGGCAAACAGAGAAGCTCCCTCGATCGTCAACGGCAGAGCATACAACCTTGCGATATTACCGGCCGTCTCGACATAAGCCATCGTCGTTTCTTTGGCCAGTTTTGTGTTGTTTGAGGCTTCGAGCTGCTTGATTCTGCGGATCTTTTCCTCATGCTCGGACACGATACCATCAAGCTGTCTGGTCTTTGAAATTGCCACACCCATTGCGACTACGGTTCCAACTCCACCACCGATTACGAGAATTGTCGGTGCATTCTTGACGACCTGGAACTTGAATCCAGAGCCAAAATTCCTGATGCTGGAACCAATTGCTTTTAAGTTTAAGCCTTTCATTAATATCTCCTTTACTCTATAGGTACTGCATTAGGAAAGTCGATTACATACTTACCATCAGGTCTTCTAACAACCTTGGCATTTGTCAAATCAAACCATCCGTATTTGTTATCGTTAGGCCGCATTGTTCCTGTGATACCGGACAGGTCATAAAGATCGTTGATACTGACATTATCGTATACAGCCAACGCTTCTCTCATGTTCCTAAGAACTGTATTGGCTTTATCTCTGGTATCATACTCAGGATCAGCAAAGAAATACGACGATGTTGAAGGTGCCTGTTTTATTGCTGGTTTTTGCTGAGCAACTTGTCCATAATAATTGTTATATGAAACCTTTGCTCCAGGAGTGGAATTTGCCGTTTTTCCACCCCTACCCCAGAAGAACATGTCGATAGAAGTATTGATGACGTTAGCCAGGACTGTTTTTATTCCAGGCTTGATCACTTCTTTTATGACATACGATCGAACCGTTACCGCGTCTTCCTCAATGAAATTCTTAAATATCTCACTGAGAAGACCCGGTTTCTTGAGTGTTGCACCATCTACAACCTTATCAAATTTCGGTTTCGGCTTCTTTTCAGCAGGACTTTCTGCCGGTTTGCTTGATGCTACTCTGTAATCAGTCTGCAAATATAATCACCACCTTTACTCAAACAGCATGTCGCTCAACTGATTCTTCACCTTGCCTTTCATTTCCTTGACGATCGCTTTCTTGATGTCATCGAGCAACGTCTCGGAAATATCGTTCGGTGTCAGGTTTTCCACAATGGTCTGCGCCTTTCTTCTGATAAGAGAAGTGAGATCGATGGACTTGAGCTCTTCTGCCATAACGCTGTTAACAGTCTCAACCACCTTGCTGTTGATAGAATGGTGAACGTTATCAGCAACCTTCCTGGTGATCTCGTTGGCCTTCTTCTCGGCCGCTTCTTTGATAACGTTGGAAACCACGGTCTCGGTCATGCGGTTATCAACGTCATCTCTGCACAGGGACATGATATGTCTCGACGCGCCATCGAACTTTTTTGATACCTTATCGGCTTTTTCATCAGCCAGTCTTGCCACTACAAAAGCTACTCCTGCCACAGCGAGCGCTGCTACTCCGAGAAATGATTTGTACATAGTGTTCTCCTTTCAAACAGAAAAAAAAGGAGAGCCTGTGTTTCCACAGACCCTCCACCATTCATTCCAATATTCAGTTGTGCCAAAGAATTACTTCTTGCTGTTCTCAGTGTCGCTGACCATCAGCTGGGGCCCATTTTTGGGAACCTCAGCGTAGTGCTTCCCGAACAGCTTCTTACCGATCTTGGCCGCGCCGAAGATGCCCACGACCGTAGCACCAGCCGCAATTGCGACCTTAGCAACAGTACCGAGAGCACTTCCGTCGTCCATGTCGGACATCGAATCTGTTACCTGATCCATCACAACGTCTGCGGTTCCCTCAGCAGGGAAATCCATTCCAGTGTCGATCTGGTCAGTAACTACCTCGTTTACAGTTTCCATGATGTTTTCTGTAGGCATAATATTCTCCCTTCATAATTGGTTGCCTATGAATAGTTTCTGTCATAATACGCACTGTAATTGTTGCGTGTTATCTCCAATCATCCTTACGGTGTATCGGATTCGTCAGAAATCCTACCGCCAGAATCGGCATATCCTGGTATTGACCCGTGCCATTGATCCATGTAAAGTGCGGAGTAATCTCGCCATCTTCGCGATGCCACCCCATGTCCTTCGCAAGCTCAATATAAGGTCCCTCACGTATATCCACGCCATAGTAGTAATCCTCCAAAGGAATAAAATCTTCAGTATCATAATCGTCACCATATTTGAACCGGCGGTTGAGCTCCTTGCATACATTGATAATCGTATCCTTATCGTTCCAGAAATACGTCTGACTCAAAACGTCAAGACAAATACGTTTGCCATTACCTGTGATAACCGGCTCTTTGACCTCTGGAGGATTCTTTTCGACTATGGTCTTGGCGACCTGATCGCGAATCTCAGACTCCTTTTTCTCACCAACAACCTCTTTTGTGGCATCGACATACTCTTTGAACCTTGTCTCGAGCATGGAATACGCAGCTGTAGCCATGGTCGCACGTCGTGTGGCTACATATTGACCTCCCAACACGGCTCCACTTCCTGCTGTAAACAGGATAATTGATGGTGCATAGTAGGGTCCTGCAACTTTAACGGTTTCTGCAACAGTGAGTTTTTCAACTCCAAGCTCTTTCTTTTTCTCATCAAGTTTAGCCATGACCACCGGTGTTTTTTCTACAGCTTTAACACCAGCAAAACCCATAAGACCAATTCCGAGCAAAGCTGATATAGTTGGTCCGTTCTTCACAATCTTCGCTCGACCGATTTTGGCCAGCGATTTAAGATTAATTTTCATCGTTACCTCCATCAGCACGCTCATATGCATACCCGAGTTCTACCTTTGCTCCGAGATCCTCGTTACGAATCATGTCGACGAGTTTCCTCGAGGCTTCGATTACCTTCTGTGCGGTATCGTTTGCGATTTTGCCGTTGAACGACAGTGACAGTGACGTAAGTTCCATAGTGTGTCTCCTTTCTTGAATATGAATTGAAAACAAAAAGAGAAAGTCACTGCAGGAATTGAACCTGCGTCTCTATCATTTCTGATAGCGCTCTACCATTGAGCTAAGTTTCTTTCTCCATAATAGGACCTGTATTATTTGCGCATTATTTGCCGTTCACGAATATCACGTCGTACATGTTCATAAGGGTATCATACCCAATTGAAAACATATGAGCGTGAGGACTGTCTTGAGTCGAATACTCGTCCATCTGTTTAATAAGTCTTTCCAAAACCGTTATTGGTTTTTCATCAGACTTTTTGATAGCTTCGAACGCTTCCCATGCAGCCCATCTGGCACACGATCGTTGATGAAACGTGTCTTCACGAATCGCATCAGCAGGATCTGGCAGTCTCTGTATCCAGTTCCAAATATAAATGAGGCATCGTTTTTTACGACATTTCTTCGCTATTCTTTCTCTGGCGCTCAAGATACAATTCCTCGCTGATCAGTCTACGGGTGTTCTGACGCTCCCTGGCGATGGCGTCATTAACATACTTATGGGTCTCGGTTTCACGCTCACCTCCGAGCATGTCGTCTACCACATATCCGAGTACACTGAGAGCGCACCCGGCAACCTGTATGGCGATTGCACCTAACGTAAACTTGCTGTTGAACATGTTGCATCTCCTTTCTGAAATACAAAAAGAAAAGAACCCTAAGCGCGTTATACGCCTAGAGTTCCAATCAATAGTTATTACTTATTGTTTTCTGTTTCGGCTAAATGTTTTTTCTGCCTTTTCATGCCTAACCATTGCCTGATACTGCTTGTCTCGCATTATCACGTTACGGATGTTCCATACCGCTGTGATTACGATAGCAATAATCATGACAATTGCAAGCAGACTTAATCCTGCAATCGTAAACATATTAGTTCCTCCTTTCACAATACGCCTTGTTAATTTTGCGTATTAATCCAGAGGTATCGGGTCATATCCCATGGAAATCTGAATGACTTCCAGATCATCAGGCAGAATTACGAGATGGCAATCGATATCAAGCCAATACCAGTCATCACAGATATACCAAAATACATTATCTTCGCCTTCGAGCTTAGCCAAACCTATTCGCTCATACCAGTCGTTAGGTGAAAGTTCAGCCCCAAGTGACAAGTCTCTCTGAAAATACCAAATTGCTTCGAAAACCTTAGGCAAAGTGGATATAAAATATCGTTTGGATCGCATATCGTAGAAGGTACGTTCAATATCAGGTTCGGCAAGATTTTTTGGAACAATACTTGTGTATCCGAAACCAAAAGGACCGGGAGCCCACATATCTGGAGGCTGGCACTTTTCGAGCTTAATTTCACTCATGATTTCTTCATGCATTTCTTCGCCGCATTTTTCGACAACCTTCTTCTGATATTGCTGAAAAGTTTTTGATACGGCTGCATATGTACCAATTAACGATGCCTGTCTGCGTCGGTTAATGGTGTCAGAGCCAAAAATACAGGCTATCGTTACAAAACCAATAGTAGCTGTTGGTGCATAACATTTTATCTTATCGACGGTGTTCTCTTCATTAAGCGACCTAACAGTGTCTCTAGATGCGCTTACTGCGGTCGCGACTACACCTATAGACGCTAATGCTGAAAACACTGTCGGCAGGTTATGCTTTAAATTAAAACGCAATCGCATAATACCTCCTGTTAAAAAGAAAGAGAGAGAGCCTGTGTTGCCACAGACCCCCTCACAACTCACATTGCATCACATAGATGCACGGGTGAATCACTTCTTGTCTTCCGCCTTCTTCTCATTGTTGTTGACGAACTTCTTGATTCCGTTTGCTTTCATCGAAGCGTAGAGCTCGATCGCCTCCTCGCGGGTCAGGTACATGAGAACGGTGTAGGTCACCACCTTCTTGCCGTCAACGTCCTCCGTGTCCTTCACCAGGTCCACGTGACGTCCGTCAACAAGGATAATACCCCTAACCTTGTTCCATTCCGTCTCCCGGAAGGTAAGATACTCAGCAGCTCTCTCTTCCTCAACTACCTTCTTTGCAACTAAATTCTCAAAAAGTTTCATTGCTTATTCTCCTTCCTTAATAAGAATTGGTTTTCGACTTTCACAGTCGTGTTCATAAAGAGCCTTGTAAAAATGGCGCAAAAAGAAAGGAGCCTGTACTGGTTTGCACAGGACTCCTGACGATCATTTAGTATGATTGTTAATATCTGATACAATACAGATAACAGCAATCAATATGATTACAAGTGTTCCAGTTGAAATCATACTTCCTCCTTTCTCATGACAACTATACCATTGGTTTTTGCTTCTGTCAGTGATCCTGAAATGGCCATCCAGACCAATCCAACGAAAATGATAGTAAACATTTTAATACCTCCCATTTGGTTTTCGCGTCATAAAGGAGCTTGTAAATCATGCGAAGGGATTACCAAAAAGCCCCAGCAATTCATCACGGTCTGCACTTATGTTCACTGAAATATAGATAGAAACGTCGCCGTCATTGGAATTTTTGATAGAAAGTTCCTCCATAGATATACCAAGCTGAGTTCCAAGCTTTTCATTAAGTTTCTTCTCGATTTTTTCAGATATAAGGTTCTTTGCCCATTTGGTTTTCACTGTCATTGTGTCCATCGTTTCCTCCGATTAAATTGGTGAATGATCAAATACGGTTTCCCACGGTTCTCTTTTTAAGGGTTTCATTTTCAGACCCCACATAATTTGGCGAATCGTTACTGTAGGGTATAGTCCATTGACTGGCAAACCTGACTTTTTGTCGAAATATTCCATGAAATTCTTACGCATATAGAGTTCGTTTTGTAAATAAGGATCTATTTTACCCCACCATGTGCGCTTGGTAGTAACGCTATATCTCTGCTGAATAACAGCCAATCCACGATCTCCTATTTTATATAGGGTGCATTTGCTATATACAGGATGATCGCAATGATATATTTCACCATAGACTGGTGTGGCTATGTCTTTTTTCTCATGATGATATCGCATGGCAAACCTCAAAAATAAAAGAGTCATACGATGCTAATTTCTTAACAATCGTATGACCCGATGAATTCAACCCTTTCGAGTTACTTCTTCATGAGCAATGGCAGCTGTTTCTGCACCATGCTCGTTGTTTTAGCACAGGGAGTTCCGTGTTCCTCAAAATAGTAACCCTTTTCGAACTCTCCGGATAACCATCTCTGGTTCGCCGCCATCATAGCCGCGTCAGCGACCAATCTTACAGCATACTTGATTCTCTCGTCACGCATAGCGATTCTGTCTTTGTTGCTTTCGTATTTCCTGGCAATCTGTTCAGCGAGTCGAGCGTCTTCGTACTGCCTTTCTTCAATATGAAGTTTGGCCAGTTTGATTTCGTCCTCAGACTCCTGCTTTTCCTGCTCAAGAAACAGTTTTGCTTCATCGACTTCACGCTGATGTTCGGAGGAAACAAGTTCTTCATAAGATTTGGCCAGCCTCGTAAGCGAGACGACCGCGACGTTGTATTCCTTCGAACTCTTATCGAGTCCATCCATGTAGGTGATTAACGAATTAATCTGCCTCTCCAGTGCCTTTACAACCATAATAGCATGTCTCCTTCCTTTCGGTTGTTGCTGTCTACAGTTACTCATAAAGAGCCTTGTTTGCGTTGCGATGTTCTATTTTGAAGATTACCTGATCGCCATCTGGATGACTGAAAAGCTCTTTCTCAGAAAACTCAAGCGCCACATAGGATTCTTTGCTAATGTCGTCGCTCAAAATAAGAAGCGTTCCGATAGGCTTGTTCTCAGGTATCTTTCTGGTTGCCAGGAAAAATAAAACGCCGTTCATAAGCAGTGACAATACCAATACAAAGTCGTAAATCATGATTCTCCTTTCCGACAAAAAAAAGAAGCCCGTGTTAACGAGCCTCCTCTTCATAGTCATCAACAGTTTCAATTTCTACAGTTACTTCGTCCTCTTTTACCATCGCCAGCCCAAGGATGAATGCACCACACACAGCAGCGATAATCAGCCCATTAGAGCTGATACCGATCCACAGTGTTGCGGCAATCATAACCATAAAGCCAACAATAATTTCAATAGTTCTCATTTTAATACCTCCTATAAAATCAATCTGTTGTCACACTATTCAGTGTCATAAAGAGGCTTGTAAATTTGGCGTACTGCAAAACCATTTTGTTTTCTCAAATTTTCCCTTCGAGAATTTTTCGGAAAACAAAAAAAAGAGAAGTCCTCGTTAAAGGACCCTCTTTAATATCAATCGGGGGTAGCGATAAATGCAACTAACACACCGATTAGCATCCAGCATACTGCCGGATACATCTGTAATGTCGCTAACATAATTTACCTCCCTTATAAACTGGTTTCAGTTTCATAAAGAAAGTTGTAAAATTAGCGCACCTTATCTAGCAGCCAGTAGAACTTCCTCCTGCGATCATAGAACATATCTCGTTCACATGGCATATCGTATACACCCTTCAGACAAACGAACGTCAGGTTCTCTGTAACCGACTTGATAATATAATTGTACAGTTCAGCATCAGCATCTATAGCAGTCTGCTCAACCAGCTTCATCTTGTCGCTTAGCAGAGCTCTCTGAATAGCTATGTCAGCAGTAGGGTCAACTATACCGGATCCATTCACTCTGAGAATATCAGTCGCTATAGATCTGACACCGATTCCGAGTTCTTCGTATCGCCTCTTCCATTCAGGATACTGCAATGCGAAATACCTCAGCTCAAGATACCTGTACCTAGGCAGCCACCATCGATTAGTCTTTGATAGTTCTTTACATAAAAAATCACCCATAGTTGTACTCTCCTTTCGCCAGAAGAGTAATACAATCCATGGGTGCATGAGTACGGTTGTTGCCTGCCGTCCGTATCTCCTTTCTTATTTTGTGATTACCTGTAAATCAAAAGTAATCAAATATAATTGGCGGAAAACCAATGTTTATGCGGCTCTTAAAGTTTTTCTTACGAGTTCGATTCTCGTTGCCAGCTCTCCCCAAAGACCTTGGCTCTCCCGAAATTACTGGAGTTCTGAGGTCTTTTGCTTTCTATGGAATATAAAATGTAATCAACGAGGTAATCAAGCTCTATGGAACTCAGCAATCGAGTCAATTATCTCCTGCTTTCTGTCATGCGATTTGCGGTTGCGATGGTAGTTAACCTCGGACGTACGAATATCAGCGTGTCCCATCTGGTCTTTCACCATACGCCTGTCAACCGATGCGTCAAGTAGAATCGTGTCGTATGTGGCTCTGATTTTGTGAGGACTCTTCTTTCTCACACCGAGCTTCTTGCAGACCGAGTATTCGCGCTTTCTCATCTGCAAAGTCGTAAGTCTCTTGCCTTTCTCAGAAAATATAAAATCTCCTGACGGTGTGGCGATGTAGAGAATTCGGATAAGCCACCTGTAACTCGAAGGAACCACTATGTCTCTTGCACCGGCTGCCGTCTTAGGGTAGTCAAGCACCTCGTATCTCGTTTTACCATTCTCCTTGAATCTTGTCTCGGTCTTTCTTACTCTGACAACGTTAAGCTCTGGATCCAGGTCTTCTCTGGTCAGAGCCACCAATTCTCCTATCCTCAAGCCGCTCACAAATATAAGTAAGATTCCTGCGTTGCGAATGTCACAGTTCTGAGTCAGATAGTCAACCATGGTCTCAGTCTCAGACTCGTTAAAGACCTGATCGGCGTCCTCTTTTACTGTCTTGTGGAATTCTCTGTCAGACACGTCCAGATCAGCAAAGAGAAGCTCTGGACTGAAGGAAATATACTTCTTCCGCTTAGCCCTCTTGAGAATCCCTCTCATAACTGTTTTGAGACTGGCAAACCCTTTAGCAGACAAGTTGTGTTCTGGTATCTGCTCCTCAAGGAAGTCAATTATCTCATCCTCCGAAATATCTTTTATACGAAGCTTACCAAATTCACTAAAATGTCTTTTGTAGATTTCTTTGAATCTCGTATGCGATGACTTACTTATCTTCTTGAGTTCGAGCCTGTAGTCGTTCCACTCTGTGAAAATATCATCAATCGTCGGATTGTCGAGCAGAGTTTTCTGGTAAGAGACTATAACATCCTCTATGGCCTTCTGCGTTGTCCTCTTCTTAAGTATCCTCCCTTTCTTTTCATCTGGAATATAAACGTACCATTTACCGTCTTTGCCTTCCCAGGGCTTGAATGGATGCGCCTCGATTAAGTCTTTTCTTTTCTCCATTTCGATTCTTAACCGAACGGCAGGCACATCTATTATCCCATGTTCAACGGCATAATTCAAATCGAAGTCCATAGAATCTCCTAAAAGCGAAAAAATAAAAGGGACAGTAAGCCTTGCGACAAGCCATCCCTTCTATATGATTCTACCATTTTATCGGTTGTCCTAGGACCCGGAGTATGGTAGTTACTCCTCTTTGATTGATTTATGCTGTACCGTACTGATACCGAGGATCACGCCAAGGAAGGTGTCCAAGACAGTGATTGTCCCTACGATCTGCTCGCCGTAAGGGAAACCCCAGATACCAGCTAAGCCGAAATACAGCGATCCGAGAGCGGGAAGCAGAACAAGTGCCACCCACTTCAGAATATCATACTGTTTGTTACTGAGAATTGTCTGCATTACTTTGTTCCTCCCATGCCTTCAAAGCCTGTACTTCTTATAGGAAGCTTCTCAACCTCACACATTACTCTGTGGGCCGATCCATTTCCCCCAAGCTTTGAATATGGCTCGTACAAATATGTTCTTAAATTCTCGTACTCGTCCTGAGTAATCCAGCCTCGATCGATGTATCTCATTCCGAGAAACATGATGCGATCGTGCCCTAAGCCTATGAGCATCGCTCGTTCGGCAGTATTGATTGCTGCTCTGTTTCCGAGAAATGCCCATAGGCCAGAGGAAGCCAGAACCGAGGTCAAGATAGTGACGATTACTTGTAACCATGATGTCATCGATCATTCCTCAAGTTTTGCTGCTACTTTGTCACGCCATCTTTCAGGCACATCTTCAAGAGTCATCTCTCCTGCACGAATTTTTCGTACGTAAATATTAACCATGAGTTATACCTCCGTAATGATCTCGGCAAGCTCTACGACAGCGTCTTCCAGATCAGACACACGATCGGCAAGCGTAACACCGCCGTCGATATCCTTCACCAGTG